TCACTGACTTTCTTCCCATCTGATTAACCCTCCTTTCTATCGGCATAGTTGGGACAAGGTATGTATGGAACACTTTTTTTCTATGTAGTACCCCTATTTACGGTGTATACGGTGTACACGGTGTAATTATCCACCGTAACAGCCTTTTACTAGTGTTTTCCTATTTTATCTGTTCCAAGCGTTCCAATACCCTTAAACCCGTTGATTTTACTGGATTTTTAACGGGACAGAAGGTGGTACAGATGGCGGGACAAAGGACGGACTAACAAAACCCCGTTGCCTTCCGTATTCTGCCCCAAAATATGGCCTGTCCCGTTTCCAGACTTTAAGCAATTTTGTTAGAATTGCATTTATCTGCCTTGTGTCACTTTGTTTCATTATTTTCAGGGGAAGCCTGAAACACTCAACCCATATTTCCGCCGCACATATCCTACGGCGCGGCATTGCCTCCCCCTGGTAAGGCTGTGTACCGAAACAGTACGACATCCTGTACTGCATATCCCTGGAATACCAATCTGCAGGTATTGGTTTTTTCAGGAATTCCTCTATCATACCTTCCCGCGGATCCTCCTGCATATGCCTTTCCTGTTGCTGGGATGCAAGTAACGCCATCTCTGCATCAGGATATGTCCGCTCTCCAGCTTTCCACCGGAGGACTGCCTCCGCCCAAATTTGGTTGATTACCGGCTCTAGCTCTGAAAAGACTGACTTCACAGGGCTTATCACCCCAATATCTATAGGCAGGAACCGCCTGTTTCCGGTTTCGTCTATCAGGAAATCACTTTTATTAGAAGTACCTACCGGTATAAACTGCCTTTTCCGGGTTATTGCATAATGCCCGTAGGCCGGCCGGAACCGGTCCGATTGTGCTGACAGAAAGGATTTAATTGTATTAGTATCTACTTTACTGAACCCGTCCATCTCTGACAGCTCCACTACCCATACTCCAAGCAGTTTTTCTATGGCTGTCTTATCCTTCATATCTACTATTTTTAAGCTGTCAGAAAACCAGTCAACGCCCATTATACGTACAAAAGTACTTTTTCCCGTCCCCTGTGCCCCAATCAGCACTACCAGATAATCAAACTTCTGTCCGGGTGCATATATCCGGGCAACGCCTGCGCAAAACAGCATCCGGGCAACTTTCCTGTTATATTCCGTATCCTCTGCCCCCAAGTAATCAATAAATACACGGTCAAGCCTTTGTATTCCGTCCCAAATGAGGCCGTCTAAATAATTCCTTACCGCATGGGTTGCCGTTTTCTCTAAGAATGTGTCAAACGCATCCTGAATTTTTTCTTTGCCGCACACCAGGTATGTTTCCTCTAAAAACACACGCAGACCGGACATATCAGTATCCCGCAAATCCCTTTCCTCTGTCTCCGGGTTCCAGGGGAGCGCGCCCTTTACATGTATCCTTTCGGAAAACTTGTCATACCTGAACTTACCGCACAGCTCCGGATCATTCTCCAAAATCAGCATGATATTTTTTGCAGTCTTTGCCAGTTTGCCATTAATCCATTCTAATCTCACGGGCCAGTCTTCACCCTGCCGTACTTTATCCTTAAACAGCTCCTTGGCCAGTTCAGCTTTTACAGTTTCATCCTGTGACGCAAACTCTACCATAGCCTTTGTGCTTGGAAGCTGATGCTCAAACGTCCCCGGAAGTGAATTGTCGTCCATATGCCCGAATTTGTGCAGCCGTACCATATCAAATGAATTGTTCAGCCGTTCTCCCGCCGGGTCTGTTGCATGGTGGCTGTATATAAAGTTCCCGTTCTCATACAGAACCGCACCCCCTGTCGTGGAGCCTCCGGTATATGTATAGCGTCCTTCCCCGCACGGCTCATAAATATCCGGAAGGAATTTTTCTATTGCTGCCGGTATATCATACACCCGGCAAAAGGCTCCTATAAGCCCCTGTTTCTCCGTTGGCTCCTCCTGCCTTTTCAGGCTTCGTTCCAAACGCTTTGCTTCTCCGGCCACTGTCGGCCACTCCGCTGTATTCCTCCAGTCCGCATACCTTCCCAGTAACCAGTCTGCCTGGATGAATCCACCATCTATATAAGTAAAAACATACTCCGCATTTCTGCAGATGCTTGGCCAGTACATGAAGCGCGCCGCCTGGAATGTGGTGGGATCGCAAAATCCTATTCCGACCAACTCCGCAAGCTTCCGCGCCGCGGGTTCATATTCATCCGAATCCATAACCCTGTCGGTTGGTATGATTACCCGGAGCCTGGGCGCTGCAGGCTCATGCTTCCGGGTCGAGTATATGGCGCTGGCACACTGTAGCGAACCGACACGCTTCAGTATTTCTCCTGTCTGCCCTGGCGGTATGTTGTCCATATCAAGGGTTATCAGGCACCGGCCCTCTACACTGCCGGCCCTCCGTCTGCCTCCCTTCAGCGTGCCGCCTATATAGCCCCCGACATCCTTTAAATCGTCCTGCTGCCCTTTCGGCAGCTTCTTATACTCTTCCAATGTCTCCCCGGATTTCTGGGGAATTGACAGCCTCTGAAGGAATTCCGACCAGAGTAACCGCTGTTGCTTCCAGGCTGTTTCCTTCCGATTCCTGCCGGTAGAGATAATCAGTTCCTTGTCATTCTGCATTTCTTTTTTTTGCCCTCCTTTATCCAACTTTTACGCCATAACATTTTTCCTGGAAGAATACACGGCTGACCTTTCCGGCAACCGTGATATAACCTTTTTCGCTCAATTCTGTATTAAGCTGCCTTATAATAGCGTAAGCCTTCCCTGGAGACACGCCCAGGGCCTCGGCCACCTCCTGGGCCGTTAGATACTGTTTCTGCATTTAATCACCTTCCTTTCTGTTTTCCAGCCATTCACACCCCGCCCGGCGTGTTAATTTTCTGTTTCAATGATTTCAGTTACCTTACAATTAAGAGCTTTTGCAATCCTGCCTAACAGCTCTGGCCGGCAATTACGGCCGTTCATAACTGCAGAAATGGTCTGCCGTGACGCATTAGCTTTCAGAGCAAGCGTCTGTTGGTTTATTCCCAGCTCTGCCATAATTAGTAAAATCTGCTTTCTGTTTAATCTCATCTTCTCACCTCCCGTTTTGCAAGTGCAAATCATATGTTTATTATATTTTGCACTTGCAAATCTGTCAATACTTTTTTTGCACTTGCAATATTTTTTCTTTACTTTTGCAAATGCAAATGTTATATTTACTTTATACATAGAAAGGACTGGTTAAAACTAATGGGATTGGGAAAACGGATTGAACGGTTACTATCAGAGAAATCCATAACAATAAAAGAACTTTCTGAAATTTCAGATGTATCATATAATACGATATATGCTATGATAAAACGTGACAGCAATAAGGTTGACCCTAAAACTGTTGAAAAAATAGCTTCCGCATTAGGTATGTTACCGTATGAACTTTATGACTTCACTACTACTTACGCAATTCCTTTACCCGATAGTCCAAAATATCTTTTTGATACAGAAGAGCATCAGCTACAAATGGATATCAACAATGATGCTGAAAAGCTTAATCTAGTAGGGAAACGCGAAGCCGCAAAAAGAATTAATGAGCTTACAGAGATAAAAAAATATACAGAATAACCGGCTCGACGTCGAGCCGCGCACATTGACAATAATATACTTACCCAGGCAGCCGATAGGGTGTGAATACCTCCGTTCCGAGCCTTGAACGGAAGGAGGCGTTTTCTATGAGTACATATGAAGAATTCATGATATTGCTTACTTTTGGAATACTTGTAGTTGCGATTTTGGAATATGTCAACCATAAAAAATAGCACCCCCGCTCTGACAAAGTAAAAGGTGCTATTTTTTAACCAATATATTGCCGGAAACGGATAGGTGTACTCTATCGTATCGGCTGCCTTGTTAAGTATATTATAGTCAATTTAAATCAGTATGTCAAACATTTTCCAGTCATTCACATCCCGCCCGGCCATGAATGAAAGGAAGATAAAACATGCCAGCATACAAAGATGATAACACCGGCACTTGGTATTGCAAATTTTACTATACCAACTGGCAGGGTGAAAAGAAACAAAAACTGAAACGCGGCTTTAAGCTGCAGCGTGAAGCAAAGGACTGGGAGCGGTCTTTCCTGGAACAATACGCTAAAAATCCGGATATTACCTTTGAAACCCTCTATAATAAATATCTGAAATTCAAGGAAAACCGTGTCAAAGCTTCTACCCTTGAAAGTCAGTGTAACGTTATAGAGCTCCATATACTGCCCTATTTCAAAAACAAGGAACTATCCGAGATAACTCCGGCCGATATTGTCGAATGGCAGAACGAGGTGTTAAGCAAGGGCTTTTCTGCCTCTCATACAAGGCAGATAAATGCATATCTGAAAATGATTTTTAAATATGCTGTAGATTATCTCGGACTGCCACAGAGCCCGGTCAAATCTCAGATCTGCCGACCGGCAAAAGGGAATATTAACTTTTGGATCCCTGAAGAATACAAAGTATTTTCCGCATACATCCAGGATAATATCGAACTTTATACAGCGTTTGAAATACTATTCTATACCGGCATGCGTAAGGGTGAGTTATTGGCTCTTACGCTTAATGACATAGATTTCCATCAAAAAACAATTGACATCAATAAAACACTGGCTTACGTAAACAGGACTTATATCAATCAGCCACCCAAAACGCAAAAGAGCAGGCGAACCGTAGACGTGCCTCAATTCCTCCTGACAGAAATCAAAGACTATACAGCCCGATTGTATAAACCGGATCCGGAACAACGGCTCTTTAACCGGTCCCGCGTATGGCTCGGCCAAGCTATCACACGTACCTGTGCCCGAATTGACTTAAAACCTATACGCGTGCATGACCTCCGGCACTCTCATGCTTCCCTTTTAATCAACCTGGGAGCTAATCCCCTGATGATTGCCGAGCGTCTGGGACATGAAGATGTTAAAGTAACCATGAACACGTATTCGCATCTATTTAAGTCTCATCAGAAGGAAATTGTAGAAAAACTTGAGCAGATAAAAATATAGTATCAAAATAGTATCTTAAAAAAGAGTGATTCCCTGTTTTACAGGGCTGTCACTCTTTTTACATCAATAAAAACATTAGCATTGATTGAATTTTTCACCGTAGTGTCACGTTTATTTTATGCTTTTTATGGAATTTTTATAAATGATGTGTTCTGATTTTATACATTATAAATTATTTTAGTATCATTCAAGTATCAAATTGCCAGCCGAAAGCCTCCAATTCAACCGCGCTCATGTGGGTTCTGTAAAAGCTCTCCACTCCTACATGACGAACCGGAGCAGCCTGTATGTATTCCTCATAGTATGCCCGAAACTTCTTACTCCTTTTCTGATGCCGGAGCTGTCCTAGCGCCCTGCTTTCCAACTGACGCACTGCATCAGTCCCTATACCCATTCTCTTACCGGCCTCCTTCAGTGTCAGTCTTTCTCTGTAACGCTTCTTGACCGCCTCCGAGAGATTGGCCGGCAGCTCTTCAACAGCAATCCATATCTCACGCTTTATATCCGCCGTATCCAGTTCCCTTATAACATCCTCTTCCATATCCGTATCTGTTGCCACCGTATCATACAGGGTAATATCTTCATCTTCCCCGCATACAGGCGTGCTCAAGCTTGATATTTGCCCCATCCTGATACTTTTCTGTATTGAATGTAGTTTCTTCTGCCCTATGTCTAAAAGGACGCATAAAGCGCGGTCAGAGGGCGGTTCACCGTATTCCTTCCGGTACTCCTTTACTGCACGGTTATATTTGCTTATCCATTCCCTGGCATGCACTGGAAGGCGCACAACACCGGAGCAGTTATCTATATACCGCCTCATAGCCTGTTTAATCCAAAAGGACGCATAATTGATAAACGGAACACCTCTTTCTGCATCATACTGCCTTACAGCTTCACACAGGACTATATATCCTTCTTGTTTCAGGTCCTCAAATTCTTCATAGCCCTGATAGCTCATGGCCAGTTTGGCTATGAAGCCCTCTGTCTGCTGCCACAACTTAAGCATATTACCGGCTGTATCCTCTCCGGCCTGAATCTGTGCGACTAACTGTTCGTTTGTCATGTCCAGCACCTGCAGACAATATTTCTTGCTTCTGTGAACCCCTTAGCATCTTCCAGCCGGTATGTAAGATGCAGAGTATTGCTTACTGCCCTTTTCCGTCTTCCGTCCCTGTCTGCCCTTCTGACGGCCTCACAGGCGGTATAGTCTGTGTATCCTTCATGGTTCTTATTCATGCCCCGCACCCCCGGTAATAAATACCCCGAACAATCAAGGAGAAAGCCCGGGATATTCCATCAAATTATATGTTGGTTACTGCTTATGACTGCCCTTCAGGAACTTCCGGCGTTGTCTATGTTTCTGCAGGCCTATTTGCCTGATAATAGATAGCCTTCGCCTTATTCTCCAATACAAAAGCATCATAGCAAATACGCCCTTCTACCAGGTCACCATTGATAAACGGCGGGTTCCTATGTACAAAATAGTCCTCAAGCTTTGTCGGCGCCACAGTCGCACACGGATGTGCAATCATAAAACCGAAATCCCTCGGAAGCCTCGAAGCTGGAACCTTCATAACACAGAGCCCATCTAATACCGCAACAACTCCCTGCTTTCTTACGTCCTGGCCAATATCACTATTTAAAGTAATATCTTTATTCTGTTTCATTAACAGATGTGTCTGTGGCGTTACTACAAGGATTCTGGATGTATCCGGGACTTCCGCATCATCAAGGGCCGTGTTAGCCTCAATAATCCGTACATAGATATTATTGGCTGTAAGTGCCACTGCATCCGGTTTATACCCGGCTTTTGTACACATCACATTTAAAGTATAAGTATCTACTTCTGGGACCACTACTTCGCGCTGCTGTCTTGCCAGGGCCGAAGCTCCTTCAAGCTGTGATGCTGTCTCATCCATATCCAGCGTATCAATTGCAAATGTAAAAGACCTGTCTTTTGTCAGTGTCAGCTCTTGCGTCGTCGCGTCTAATGCCTGGATTTTTCCATATCTTGAAAGATTATCGCTAGTCCCCGGCCTGTCATAGTCATTCATGGATGCCGTTGTCACAGAATAAATTTTCACTGTATGCGCCCCTGTCCAGGTAAAGTCCTGATTTGTCAGGAGTGATTTCTTGCTTTCTGTCGTAAATATCTCATCCGTATATGGAAGATATTTTTTTGCTAAATTAATTGCCATATATTACTACCTCTTTCTTAGAGCTTAAAAGCCTTCCGTGTAGCCGCATCTGAAGTATTTATGCTGCTTCCGCCCATCCCCTCAAATGGCGTTGCCTGACGTGCATACGGCCTGAGCCTTTCACCCAAAGCACTTTTAAAAATGGATGTAACTTCCTGCATACTGCTCTGTAGGTTTTCCTCGCTGCTATAATCTAACATTTCTGCAAGTCTGGGCGGAAGATTCTGCCTGTTAAGTTCTTCGATTGCGTCAGCTTTTAACTCTCTTTTCAGTATGTTACGCTCCCTCTCTTCGAGTTCGCTAAGCTGCTTTTCTTCCTGAAAGGCCCTAGAAAGCCTCTCTCGTTCTTTTGCAAGGCGTTTCTGCACAATGTCATTAACCTCGTCCTGGGTAAATGTCCTTTCCGGCTCATGCTGTTCGGTATTTGTTTCACCGGCCTGATCCGCCTGCTGTAATCCTGCTTTTTCTCCTTCGGCAGCAGTTCCCGGGTTCTGTTCTGCATTCTTTATGAATTCCATAATTCCTCCTGTTTAACGTCCAGTAGACCTTATTCACGGTTTATAAGTGCCGTTTCACTCTACAAACAACAGAAAAAGGCGCGGAAACGCTATACTGGCTCTTCTACCATAAAATACTCGTTCCCACGCCCTTAAAGGCTTACACCGGGTAAACCGGTGCGGTACTTTGTTCTATTTGTTCTAAATCTATTATACTAAATCTGCATTAGTCTGACAAGATAAAAATGCGCGTATAAAAAGTGTGCATCTCTGCGCGCTAAATTGTACTTCTTTATTTGCGAACATTACCTTTTTGTTTGCGAACGTTCGGATTGCGAACGCCATATATCCAGCTCGGCATACGCTTTCTTATACCGGCCCTCCCCAGGCCGAACCTTATAAAACTTTAAAGCTGGAGAGAGAAGCTGGAGCACTCCTGCCAGCTCTTCATCCTCTGTATAGGATATCCTGATTCTCACACTCATAATTATCTTCCCCTTCCTGAAGCCGTCCCGTTCCAGTGTTCGCAGCACCTTTCCGGGAAGGGCTTCGTTTGTTTTGAAAACACCGTTCTATATTTCCATTTCGCACAAATCCAATAGCATTTCTGCCGCTCTGTCCGCCTGCTGTTCAAAGGTTTCCTGCCCCAAAATATCCCCTTTATCATAGTGAAGATATGCGTGAGCAATCTCATGAGCCAGGGTATAGTTAATCTTATCTATCCCTATATCATTTGCGATAGCCAGTCTGTCACGCTTTATCCTGCCATAATTGCATTGTAATGGGGCAAATTTCACTTGTAAGCCTTTCTTCTTTGATAAATGAATCAGTCTTTCGAATGTAATTCCTTTATCTGCTTTCACGTTTTTCAGCCTCCTTTTCCCCTAATGTAAACATGGGTACTGCAATTTCAACCCCCTCTTCATCTGTGCCGACTGACATATATACCGAACCTCCGCAGCACTGTGCCAATAATCGGAATGTTTCATCTAAATCTTTAATAAATCTCATAAAATCCTTCCCTTCCCCGGAATTCCATGCTACTATATAAATGGTTCCTTACATGGCTCCGGCTGTGTAGTGCCCTGTAGATATTGCTGTATCTATGGGGCGTTTTTAATAGTTATCTGCTTTTCCCTTCGACGAATACCGACGTTCTTCTTCTTGTCAACATCTGCGGGGACGGCATCTCGTATTCTTCCCGGTGGCGCCTTCTGTATCTTGCGTCCGGAACTGATGCACCCCGAATCCTCACTGACTTTCTTCCCATCTGATTAACCCTCCTTTCTATCGGCATAGTTGGGACAAGGTATGTATGGAACACT